GGTGGCCACATGTACCCACCGCACCCTGATCTCCCTGGTCAAGGCAGCCTTCACATGGGCCGCAGATAACGATATGATCATCAAGTCCCCGGCCCGGAACATGAAGCTGCCGGTCAAGGCCGAACCGGCCGGTATGCATGTGCAGATAGATCTGTTGCAGGAGATTCTGAACACAGCCAAAACCTACCGGTACAGCCAGCTGTACATTCCGCTGCTGTTGGCCGGCATGTGCGGGCTCCGGATCTCTGAGATCTGCGGTCTGCAGGATAAAGACGTGACCGCGGACTGCGTCCAGGTGCGGTACAATTTCCTGCGGGCTGACAGCGCCCCCAGCCTGCAGCCATTAAAGACAAAAGCAGCAGCCCGTGTGGTGCCCCTGATTCCCGCTGTAAGCCGCGAAATTAAGGAGTACAAGGGTTTTATCAAGGCGTGCCATAAAGCGGCCCTGCAGGCCCGTATGGAAGCCAAAAAGAACCCTGGCTTTTTAGACGGCGATGCGCCATGGGATGAGTCCGGCTTCTTCTTTGTGTTCCCCAAAGATGGCCGCCCCCACGCCAAAGAATATGTGGAGCGGCAATGGAAGCGGTTCAAAATGTCCCCGGAGATGCAGCCGCTGATCAGCAAACACCCGGAGCTGGCCAAGATGCGGCTCCATGACTTCCGGCACTCCTTCGGGTCCAACCTGCGGTATGCCGGAGCGCCCATAGAGGACGTGACTGAGATCCTCGGCCACACAGATAGCAACTTCACCCGGACCACCTACGCGCTGCCGATGCAGGGCACCCATGAACGCAGTATGGCGCGGTTTGCGAAACTTTGTGAAAAATGATTAATTTTGTGAATGAATTTCTGGTCTCTGTGACGAATTAATGAAAACTGCCAGGTATAAAGCCGGTAATCGAATTAGATAGAATTAGATAAAGAAAAACCCCGGAAGCCACAATTTATGCGGTCTCCGGTGGTTTCTTTAGATAGAATTGAAAAGTCAAGCCTTATTCTTCGGTCTTGATAACCTTCATTTCTGGCAGGGAACGCCAGCCCAGACGGTGTGCGTATCGTGTCGTTTGGCAGGCGACGCCCGTGAACAAATTTGTGAAAAACGCGAATTAGATAGAATTAAATTGATTTAGATATATTTTAATAAGGAAGAAAAATGACCGGCGTGTAGCCGGCCATTAACCCCTTTGATTAAAATAAAACTCGGCTCTTTCTTTGGCCATCCTTACGTTGTCGAGCAATCTCTCCATGCTTTTAAGACTGCACCACGCATCTACCCATTCCCTCGTCTGTGGATTCTGTACAGCTACGCACTTTTGCACAACCAGCCTTGCTCCATTGCGGCCCAGGTTCCAAATCAAATAACGTGTGCCCCCTACCTCGCATTTGTAAACCGTCATGCCATCAACGTTGTTTCGGATCCATTTCATAGCCATGTTCACGCCTCCTTTACGCCATGGTGCCGGTTTCCAGATAGGAACGGCGGGCCTCATCAGAGTAGCAACCGTAAATTATCCAGCCGGCCAGCTTCTCAAACACCTTGTGTGCTTCCGAAAGATCGTCAAACTTCTGGCTGCTCCAAACTCCGTCCCGCCCAAGGCTCACGATGTAGGACCGGCGGCCTTTTTTTATTTCCAGAATCATCGGGTGATCAGCGTGCGGTCCGCACTCTTGCATTTTAGCGATGGTGTACGCCATGATTACTTCACCTCCCAAATTTCACGCAGGCTCATGGAGCCGTAGCAGCAACCGTTCTCAATTTCGCGGGCCTTTTTCTGTGCGCTCCGCAGGTTCCGCGCTTCAATTTCTCTCGTGGTTTCGTAGCCGCCATTTTTTAACTGCGGATTAGATCTCCAGAACGTAGCTTTGTATTTTTTCATTTTCGCTCCTCCTTTTATCTTCCCCGGGGTCCGGCCCCGTTCCCTTTCGTCATGTGCATGTTAACTCTAACGATTTGAAAAGTCAAGTCTTTTTTATCAATTTTTAAAAATATTTTTGGCAATAAAAAAAGACCCCGGACCGAAGTCCGGGGTAAGATTATTTATTCGTCTGCTTCGTCGTAGTATTCGCATTGTCCGCCGTTCATCAAGGCTATCGGTTTTAACTTGGGGTACACATCGCATACCGACTTCGTGTATCCAGGCGTGATTTTATTCCCCTGCGCCGCAAACACGCACCCCTTACAATCCGGAAAGTACACCATCCCGGTGTTATCACTCATGTCATTGTCAATTTTACGCCGTTCTGCCATGATTTCACCTCCCATGGCGATAGTAACTCTAAAAAATTGAAAAGTCAAGTCTTTTAATTAAACTGAACCGGGTCCTGGGCAACAACCTGCATCTCAATCTGGACCTTTCCATTTTTGACAGAAACGCGCTGGATCTGGAAGCGTGTGTTTCTTTGCAGGATCATCTCCTGCTCATGCCCGGTCGATGTTTGATTATCCTTCCCATTCCAGCTGGCGCTTTGAGCACCGTGACCGTATTTTGAAAACGGTTCAGCATACATCATCTTCGTGCCAGCTGGGCAAAGAATGCGCAGCTCTACCTCATCCGTAAAGCCTTTTTTATCGCAAACGGCTGTGCTGCAGAACCCGAATTCGGTAACGAGTTTTCCCTCCACGGCATCTTTTAAATCGTTTACCATGCTGGGTTTTAAATATTGCGGATCTATACCAAGCAGTTTAGCAGCACCGGACGTCGACACGCCACGTCGAACATGCACATCATGGTCATAGCTGGACTTGTCGATAATATCCGTCATGTCGTTGATCAGCTTTTTAACTTCGCCTTTTTTGAAGTGCCCGTAGCTGTTAACGCCGATATTATCCATATCGATTTTACCAACGCCTTTGAACGCACTCGTGCCGTATTCAATGCCCCGCAGCGGTTCATTAAATTTGGAGAACGAACCGGTATAATCAAAAATTGCCTTTTTTTGAGCCGGAGTCGCGGCCTTCCAAGCCTCGGAACATTTATCAACAATTTTTTTGTGGATAGCCATATCGTCCGTCGGTAGCGGGGTCTTTTTAAACCCTTCAGCGCCCTGGTGATCAAAAGTTTTAAATTCATATTTGCTGCTATTCCCTTTTACCGCAGCAGATAAATTTTTTAAAGTTTGAATAGTGTTCTGAATATTGGTCTCCCTATCGGTGAAGCCAGGGTCCGTCATCGGAGTAATAAACGGGTCGTGCGGGCTGGATTTTGGTGCTTTCCCCGGAGCACTCTGCATTAATTCAACCGCCGATTTTGCCAGCAATTCCTCCACGCTGCTGGTTTTGGGTTTAAAGTCAACCTTCCCATACGGCGACTCCGCCACCGCGGCCTTGTACTCTTCGTAAGCCTTCTTCAGTTTTTCCTGATTGTCAACCTTCGCTGGCTGTGTTTTTACCGCGCCAATAGCCGTTTTATACTTGACCACCTTTTTCCAGGCTTCCTTTGCCTTGGCCGTGGCCTGCTTGTTTAAAAGGTAATTCTTCGCAGTTTTGTAATCAGAAGCCACCTTCTCCTGCAGGTCTTTCACCGGGTCAGGCTTTGACAGGTCAAAATAGGCAATATCAAAAGACTTATTCGGATCCTTGACCACTGTAGCTTTGTCTAACTGTGCGTAAATTTCGGGAAAAGCCGCAAGTTTCTCGTCTATTTCCTTCTTTTTCGCCTCCAAATCTTCTAACGATTTCGACCCATAAAGGCCGCCGTACTCAATCTGTTTGTACGCCTTATGGACCTCTGCCATTGTTTTCTTTTTCGGCGGTTCCACCGCCTTTTTAAGATTCTGCAGCAGCTGCGCCTTGGACCCTTTGAAGTGTTTCATTTTCGTGTGGATAGATGGCAGCAGGACCTTCTTTCCGGATTTTAAGGATTTACCAAAAGACGGTTTGAACTTTTTACCGTTCAGCTTCCCGCCGGCCCCGCCTTTGATTTCCCCGGTGCCCTCATCGATCAGGACCTTGGCCCCGTTGATCGTGCGCCAGATGTCCTCCCCGTCGCAGGCCCGGAGCCGAAGTGTGTTTATTTTTGTATTGTCAGGCATAGTGCACCCTCCTAAAAATTAAAAGAGAGCCCGCCGGCAACAGTTTTCCTGTCGCCGTAGGCCCACCCGCCCACATTCTTATACACCGGGAACCGCAGCGAATACGCCACGCCATGGCTGCCGGCGCCGACGCCAATAGACCAGTGCCGGGTCTTATCCGGTACCTTGATATCCACCGACGCCGCCGTGTGCTGTTCCAGCTTCAGCTGATGATCATCAAAAACATACTTCTCACTTTCGGCCTTTTTGATGACCTGCTCCTTGCCGTTCACCGCGACCTTTATCTCCTGCAGCGGAACCTTCACGTCCACGTCCGGAGCGGCCGCCGACGGCTTCTCAACGTACTTGATGACCGTCTCCGTTTTGGTTTGTACGACCGGCTTCTCTACGGGCACCTCTATGACCGCAGAATCGGCCGTAGAACGCCCAGTATAAAAACCCAGAGCAAATACCAGCACGGCCAGCAGAACGCCCGCTATGGCCAACGTGTGGCGCGTCAGGGCCGCCTTTATCGTTTCCCATACCTGCACATCACTCACCGTCCTTGTGAATACCCCACACAAAACAGAGTGCGAACACAAACAAATACAGCTCCAACCGGTGTGCCCCAGGAAACTCGTAGTCGTCCTGGTATGTCACCCCCAGCAGGATCTGAATTGGATCTAAAACATAACCCTCGATAAGCAACCAAACACCTCCTAACTCACCACGTGAACGCAAGGATTTAACCCTTCAGCCACCGCATCACGCCAGTAGTAACAAATCCAGAGAATGTCAATATTCCGCATACGGAAACACCCATAGGTCGGGAGTAGCGGCTGTATGGCCTGCATAGCCCCGTCCCAGCCAAGATTTGAACCTCCTCCATGGACCGCTCGCCCCCGACCGTCGATATTGAGGTAGGCCCAACCGAAAGCTGCAGATAAATCATCCTCGCCGGGATAGTCAATATCCGCCCAGACAGTCTCCCGGTATACGCCATCCGCAGCATTCCCCCGCGGCTGCCCGGCTTCGTTCTCACCCTCGTAAAAATCCGTAGATATCTCGGCCTTGTGCATGACTTCGTAGTTTTCATCAAGACAGTAGACCATTTTTTTCGTTTTATTGATCTGAACTTCTTTAAGCCTCACTTTATGGCCTCCTTCCGTTTTTTGACGACAGCTACCAATTCCCGGGCCACCTGCACGTTACACTCCTGCAGGTTTTCCAGAATCGACAAAAACTCCGTGCACGACAGCACCATCGTGATCAGGCTGACCACCCATGCCGTGGGAGAATGTGCGATCAGCATTGCCACGTCACATACCGACGCCGCAAACAGAATGGTGATATACGTCCCCAGCTTTGAGAGGAACCGGTCCCGCAGCTCCTTGCTTTTGATATACCGCCACCGCCTGGCCTGTGAAATAAATTTGTAGTACGTCCATACGGACCCCGGTGTCTGCGGGTACATATCATGCCAGAGCTTGGCACTTTGGGCCAGCCACCGGGTGAATATATCCATACCGGCGAGCACAATAAAAACCGCGATGAGCTGCAACTGCACGCCCATCGCGTCTGCTACCGTGGCCACCCCGGCACTGGCCGCCACCTTCTCCGGCCAATGCTCCAGCACGGATTTAACCGTGTCACTGCTAAATAATTTGTTCATTTTTTAGGCCTCTGCGATAGATAATGTCTTTCAATTTAATCCACCAAAATGTACCCACCCATAATGCTGTGGTCGTTCGTTACGCCACTCCTTGCATGCCGAGCATAAATTTTAAACGTTGTTTCTTGTGTTACAGATCCTGTTAATGTTGCAGAAGATGTGTTTGTAGATTGATTTTCCATAATAGCGGACGCATTCGCTGCGTCACTATAAGAAATTGCCACGCCAGTAGGTTTGCCATTGTTAAAAAATTCCCTGGCCGTAATAAAGAATATTGCATTGGCTGGAATTGTTACTGTATTAACTTGTTCGAAATTCGTACTTGTAAACTCATGACTGCCACTAATGAATATAGGCACAATCTTAGCGTTCACCCATTCCCTGCTGGCTATCTCTCGTTTTTCAAACTGCGCACTTCCGTCTTGTATTGCCATATTTCCTCCTTGTTAGAATTTAATAATGTAACGCATGGTCAGGGCTGGAGGCTGTACTGTGCTTGAATTGCCGTAGATGAAAGAAGAACGAGATGCATCAATGCCAAAAGAATAAGAAGAACCACTCGTTGTGGACAATGTGCCACCCGTTTTTTGAAGGTTGGGATAAAACGAACCAGATGCAGAATCAGACGAACTACTATACAACAGACCAACCGCACCACCATAGCTTACATTACCTGTAATATTCGGCAACCCAGCCGCCTTTTGCGTTCCTGCTGTAGCACTGCCCTGAATAAATCTGTCTGTTAAATTAGGCAGATTAAATGTACTGTTTCCATCTCCACTGCCATAAGTTGTTCCAATGACCTCAAACAGCCTTGCATACGTTGTTCTGCTTACTGCAGAGCCATCACACAACAGCCATCCTGCTGGCGTACTATTGCCAGCAAATGCCTTTACCTCGCCCGCCATGGCGTATGAACCTACCACGAATGTACACGTACCATCTACAATTACCCCCCCGTAGTGAACGAAGGCTCGGTTGCTCCTGTCGTTCCTGCTACAGTGCATTCAAGATAGTAACGAGTACCAAGGGTAGCGGAATAAACAATATCCCCCACAGAATAGGCAGTATTGCGCTGCAGAGTATTAATGGCGTTAGCAGACATTACACCCGCAACCGATAGATTGCCAGTAATATTACCGCCACTCAACGGCAAATAATCCTGCAATTCTGTTTCTAAATTATTAAGCGTGACATAATCCTGCAATTCTGCCTGTACATAGGCTGTTGTGGCAATCTTTATAGAACTGTCGCCCGGAGTTGGTGTCGGCGCCGTAGGCGTACCCGTAAAGGCAGGACTCGCGATAGGTGCTAACCCCAGTACATCCACGCCCCGTTCCAATACCTTGCCAGGAATATCAAAATCTGCCGGATTTGCCAAATTCTTATTATTGCTCCAACTTAACACGCCCTCGTTTGATACCGCAGGCGTAAACGTGGCGCCATCGCCAACCGAAATTTTACCGATAATCGAATCTGCCATATCAATGCACCTCCTCTGTAACAGTCAATGTGGCCGGGCCCAGCACCACGGTCTCCGTGCCGCCACCATCCACCTTGACCACCTCGTAATACAGAACCCCGAACGGCAATGCATCCGTGTCGCTGCGCTGGATCAAAAAACTCCCGTCCGGCAGCCGCCCCCGGGAGAATAATAGATCTGTTCGCCCGGCATCCCGGTACACCC